AATACTTCTTGACCGTGCATTTATGAATAGATTAAATGTTATGGTTAATCCACAAAGAAAATATGTGATTACGACAAAATACAGCTTGCCAAACTAGGTTAGTTGTGTTATAATATATAATAATTGAAGGAGTAAAGTATGAGTAATGTGAAAATAGTAAGACTACAAACAGGTGAAGATGTAATTGCTAAGATGGATAAAGATACCATGGGCAACTATACATTTGAAAAACCATTTGTAATCATTCCCACACAATCAGCCCCAGGAAAACCAGTACAGTTAATGATGACGCCATATATGCCTTATGCAGATGACGACATTATTACTATTGCAATGGACAAGGTTGTGACAACAGTTAAACCAAAAAAAGAAATCTTAGCTTCGTATCAACAGAATACAAGCAGTATCTTAACACCCACAAAAGGCGGATTAATCACAGAGAATAAAGTACCTGGGATTTAATGCAAGTTTATTTTGTAAGAAACGGCTCAAAGATTAGAGTTGATGTTCCTGATGAACAGACAACTCTAATGGAAGCGGCCAAATGGCATTCGCCAGTACCAATACCAGAAATACCAGCCGATTGTGGTGGTAGTTGTGCGTGTTGTACTTGTCATGTACATGTAGATGAAAAATGGCTTGCCAAAGCAGGCAAAATAGACTATAATACACCTGAAATTGAATTGTTAGAATACGAAAAAGGTTATATCGAAGGCAAGTCCAGATTGGCTTGTCAGATAAATCTTACACCTGAACTAGATGGATTAATTGTACACTTGAGGAATGATGAACTTTTATAAAAATGTTATAGAACACCGTGGTAAATTACTTGTTAGAGGCATACATGATGGCAAAGACTATAAAGAAAAGATAGACTTTGGTCCTACGCTCTATGCTTTGACGCAAGAGCATTCTGTATATAAAACTTTACAAGGTCAAAATCTTAAACCAATTGAGTTTAGAGATATTATGGCAGCTCGTAAGTTTCGTAAAGAAGTTGCTACACAAAATTCACCTATCTATGGTTTAGAAAGATACCATTATCAGTATATTGGTCAGGAACATCCTGAAGAAATACAATGGGATAAAGAACTAATTAAAATCTTTACACTTGATATTGAAACTACTTGTGAAAATGGTTTTCCAAATGTAGAAGACCCACAGGAAGAAATTATTTGTTTGTCTGTAAAAAATCAAACGAATAAACAAATCATTACTTGGGGTGTAGGTAAATATCATACAGACCGACCAGATGTAACTTATGTTGAATGTAAACATGAGAAGCAATTGATGTTTGAGTTTATGAAGTTTTGGATTAAAAACCATCCAGATGTTATCACAGGTTGGAATACAAAGTTTTTTGATTTACCATATCTTGTAAACAGAATTAAGTTGATAGCTGGTGACGAAGTTGCCAACAAACTATCTCCTTGGGGTTTGATTAATCGTATGGAACTTAATGTTCAAGGTAGAACACAAACTGTTTATAATATTTACGGTGTTGCAATGTTAGATTACCTTGACTTATACAAATGGTTTATACCAACAAGACAAGAGAGTTATAAACTAGACTTCATTGGTGAGTTAGAACTAAAACAACCAAAGAATGAAAACCCATTCGACACATTTAAAGAATTTTACGAGAAAGATTTTCAAAAGTTTATTGATTACAATATACAAGATGTTGAAATCGTTGACGCATTAGAAGATAAACTTGGTCTAATTGATTTAAGTTTGACAGTTGCATATGATTCAAAAGTAAACTATGATGATATATTCTCACAAGTTAGAGTGTGGGATACATTGATTCATAATCACTTAATGCAAAAGAATATTTGCATACCACCAAGAGAAGAACATAGTAAAGAAACAAAATACGAAGGCGCTTATGTAAAAGAGCCTATCTTAGGTGGCCATGATTGGATTGTTTCATTCGATATCAATTCACTATATCCACATATTATTATACAATATAATATATCGCCAGAGAAGATACTTGGCGAAAGCGGACAAGGTGTCAATGTTAATAAAATGATTGACATGAAAGTACCACTTAACTATCTTAAACATGAGGGTGCCTGTTTAACACCAAACGGCGCCAAGTTTAGAAATGATAGTCAAGGTTTTCTACCTGAAATGATGGAGAAAATGTACAATGACCGTGTTGTCTTTAAACAGAGAATGTTAAAGGCAAAGGCCGAGTATCAAAAGACCCCGACAAAAGAACTTGCCAGAGAGATTGCAAGATGTCATAATATTCAATGGTCAAAAAAGATTGCATTGAACTCAGCTTATGGTGCAGTTGGTAATCAATACTTTAGATTTTATGATGTAAGACAGGCGAGTGGTATTACCACAGCAGGTCAATTTATTATTCGTTTTATTGAGAAGAAAGTTAATGAATATCTAAATCAGATACTACAAACACATGGTGAGGTAGATTATATTGTTGCCTCAGATACAGATAGTATCTATGTTAGATTTGATAAACTTGTAGCTAAGACTTGTCAAGGTAAAACAAATGACCAGATTGCAGACTTTCTTGGTAAAGTTTGTGATAACAAAATCGAACCATATATTGAAAAATGTTTTGATGAATTAGCAGATTATTCTAACGCATTTAAAAACGCAATGGTGATGAAACGAGAAGTAATCGCCAACAAAGGAATATGGGTGGCTAAAAAGAGGTATATGCTGAATGTACTAGACGAAGAAGGCGTAAGACTTTCTGACCCTAAACTAAAGTTAATGGGCATAGAAGCAGTCAAGTCTAGTACGCCTCAGGTGTGTAGAGGTAAAATTAAAGAAGCGATAAAAACAATTATGTCCAAGGAACAAAGTGACTTGCATAAACTTATTGCTGACTTTAAGGAGGAGTTTATCAATCTACCACCTGAGGCTATTGCTTTTCCTAGGAGTTGTAACAATCTAAGAAAGTATGCTAGTAATAGTAGTATCTTTATTAAAGGCACACCCATTCATGTTAAAGGTGCATTGATTTATAATTATCAACTGAAAGAAGCAAATCTTGGTATGAAGTATCCTTATATACAAGATGGCGACAAGATAAAGTTTCTTAAATTAAAAGAAGCTAACCCATTTAAATTTGATGTTATTAGTTACATTAGTACACTACCAACAGAATTTAAATTACAAGAGTATGTCGATTATGAGATACAATTTCAGAAAACATTTCTGGATCCTATGCGATTTATTTTAGACGCAATAAATTGGAAAGCGGAACCAGTAGCTACATTGGAGAGTTTCTTTGATTAAACTACCTGAAAAAAAATATAAAGTAATATACGCAGACCCACCTTGGTTATTTAAAACAAGGTCGGATAAAGGAAAAGAAAAAAGTCCTGAAGCACATTATGATTGTATGTCATTAAATGATATTTGTAATATGCCTGTTAAAGATATTGCAGATGAGAATTGTGTATTGTTAATGTGGGTATGTGACCCTATGTTAGACCAAGCTATGAAAGTTATAACTGCTTGGGGTTTCAAATATAAAACAGTAGGTTTCACATGGGCAAAAACAAATAAAAAGACACTTGGATTTTTTACAGGTTTAGGATATTGGACTAGAGGTAATCCTGAAATGTGTTTACTTGCAACAAAAGGTAGACCAAAACGAATCAATAAAGATGTTGCTCAATTGGTGATTGCACCAAGAGGTCGACATTCGGAAAAACCACTATTGCACCGAGAGATAGAAAGGCTTTGTGAAGGTCCTTATATCGAACTATTTGCAAGGAAAAAGACCAGAGACCATTGGGACTTTTGGGGAAATGAGGTTGAAGCTTGACTTTAGCGATATTATGTAGTATAATACCGTTATTATTAGTAAGTATATTATTATGGATGTGGAATGGCGAAAAACCTAAGTAAAGAACAAGCACTACATTGTGCTGGTGTATTCAATGATTATTTCGGCCAGTTTAGTAGAATTGACCAGTATATGCGTGACCAGAAAATGGCACAAATTGATAGTATACCTCAATCACTTCCTGGTATGGGATTTGATAGTGATATGTTTGATGACTTCTCTATATCTCCACAAGATATGGATTTACAAATTGTAGAACTAGATAATCACACATGGGACACTTGTATTAATATGATTAGTAGTCATAGTAATATGACAAGTATTCCTGGTAAGACTTTAAAACTTGCAGTAAAAGAAATGAATACAGGTAAGTTTGTAGGTTTTATGAGATTTGGTTCTCCAGTTATTAACTGTAAACCTAGAAATGATATGTTAGGTAATGTGCCTGATTTAAAAGTATTTAACAAAACAGCTATTATGGGTTTTGTAATTGTACCATGTCAACCATTTGGATATAATTATCTTGGTGGTAAATTATTGGCTGGTCTATGTTGTTCACATTGGGTTAGAGAAAAACTTAATGAGAAGTATGATATGAATTTAGTATTATTTGAAACCACATCTTTATATGGGAACACAAAAGGTGCCTCAATGTATGATGGTATGAAACCATTTTTAAGATACAAAGGCAATACAATGTCAGATTTTATTCCTATGTTACATGGTAAACCATATTTAAATTTAGTAAAGTATGTTGA